GCGGTTCTGGTATCGTCATCATCCGCTATTCAGACACTTATGACGCAGCATCTTCCACGACGGGATCGCCTACTGTTACAGTAGCAGGCGGTTATCGCGTTTATAAATGGACGGGATCAGGGTCCATCACGTTCTAAGAGGGAATCATGGCTCACTTTGCACAACTTGATGAAAACAGTGTTGTCCTTCAAGTGATCGTTGTCAGCAACGAGACGATCAATAATGAGGATTTTCCAGCAAGCGAACCAATTGGCATTGCTTTTTGCCAATCTCTGTTTGGCGCAGATACGCTCTGGGTTCAGACAAGTTACAACGCAAACTTTCGCAAGAATTATGCAGGCATTGGCTATAAGTACGATGCTGGCTTTGATGCTTTTGTGCCCCCGCAGCCTTACCCATCTTGGACGCTAAATACGACCGTGTTCCAATGGGAGCCGCCCGTTTCATATCCTAATGACGATGCGATATACTCTTGGGACGAAGAAACCCAATCTTGGAAGTTGGAGGGCTAAATGCCTATCACAATCAGTGGCTCAACTGGCATTGCAGGCGTTGATGGCTCTGCTTCTACGCCCGCCCTGCAAGGTACAGACACCAACACGGGTATCTTCTACCCTGCCGCAGACACCATCGCTTTTGGCGAGGGTGGCACGGAAGTCATGCGTATCAACTCGTCGGGCTTCGTTGGCGTAGGCACGACCTCTCCGGCAGCTATGCTTCAAGTGGCGGGCTCGGCTACGTCTCAGGCACTGAAGATTCCGAACATCGGTGAGCCCGGCACCGTATCTGCTACGGCGGCTACTGGTACGATCAACTACGATGTCTGCACCCAGAGCGTCCTGTATTACACCAGCAATGCCTCGGCTAATTGGACGGTAAACTTCCGTGGCTCTAGCACGACATCGCTGAACACGTTGATGTCCACTAACGATGTTATCACGGTGACATTCCTTGTCACTCAGGGCACGACTGCCTACTACAACAACTCGGTGACGGTTGATGGCTCTTCAGTGACCCCGAAATATCAGGGCGGCACTGCATGGTCCTCTGGCAACGTGTCCGGCATTGATGTGTACACCTACACAATCATCAAGATAGCTTCTGCCACGTTCACCGTTCTTGCTTCTCAGACTCCGTTCAAGTGAGCTTGATCTATGCCGACAATCGTTACCAGAGGCGCTGCTTCCGCTAAGGCTTTGGGTTTCACTCAGAGTACGCAGTATCGCATCAGCCGTTCTGTGCGGTTTCGTTCAAGCGCGTCTGCGTATTTTGCGAGAACTCCAAGTGTAGCTTCAAACCGTAAAACTTGGACTTGGAGCGGTTGGGTTAAAAGAGGTTCACTCACGAACTACATGGAACTTTTTGATGCTAGAAATACTAATACCGAACAAACTGGCATTTTGTTTTGGAACGACGATACTCTTGTGTTTAGAATGGAAACTGGTGGTACAGCATACGATCTGAAAACTACTCAAGTTTTCCGTGATCCTAGTGCTTGGTATCACATCGTTTTGGCGATGGACACAACTCAGGCAACAGCATCAAATAGAACAAAGTTGTATGTGAATGGCTCTCAAGTAACTGCATTTTCTACCGCCAGTTATTTTACACAGAATGCCGACACTTATATCAACAGCACTAACGCGCATGATCTAGGTCGTTTCGGTTCTGGTGCTAATTATCTTGACGGATACATGACCGAAATCAATTTTATTGACGGTCAACAACTTACTCCGGCTTCGTTCGGCCAAAACAACCCAGCCACTGGCGTTTGGGAACCTATCCGTTACGGCGGCTCTTACGGCACCAATGGCTTCTATCTAAACTTCTCCGACAACAGCAGCAACACTGCTACGACAATCGGCAAAGACTACTCCGGCAACGGCAATAACTGGACGCCGAACAATATCAGCGTCACCAGCGGCGTGACCTATGACAGCATGATCGACACGCCGACGCCGTATGATGATGGCAGCACAAATCGTGGCAACTACTGCGTTCTAAATCCACTTACGGCTGGTGCTACAGGATGTGCAAATGGAAATCTAACCCTGAACTTCAACAGCAACAGTGTTCTTTCCACGTTCGGTGTTACCTCTGGCAAATGGTATTATGAAACGACTTTGACAACGCAAATAACCGACCAACAAGTTGTCGGTCTATCTGTGAATGGGTTCGTTATCACTACACCAGTAGGCAATGACGTTTACAGTTGGGGTATTATTATTCAAAGCAATGTTAGCAATGGTCTAGCATATCACAATGGAACAACTACTAGCACAGGTGTAACTTATACGGCTGGCGATGTTGCAATGGTCGCTTTTGACATGGCAACTGGCCGCATTTGGTTTGGTAAAAACGGAACATGGTTGAACAGTGGGAACCCTGCTACGGGAACAAACCCGATCTACAGCAACCTGAGCGCGCCTGCTTATCCAACTTTATCAAACAGGGTTAATACTGGCGGTGTTCTTAATGCTAACTTTGGTCAACGTCCGTTCGCATACACACCACCTTCAGGCTTCCAAGCCCTGAACACATTCAACCTTGCTGCGCCGACGATTGTTGCTGGCAACGTGTATATGAATGCAACGACATATACAGGTACTGGTTCTGCGCTTACGGTTACAAACGCTGGTTTAACGCAGCCAGATATGGTTTGGACAAAGAAGCGCAGTTCAGCAACTGACAGCAACAACATCATCACGGACTCTGTCCGTGGTATTCCGAACATTCTCATCACCAACGCTGTTAATACAGAAGCTGCAATTGGAACAGAGGGCGTTCAATCATTCACATCTTCTGGATTTACCCTTGGCGCGCGTACAAGTGCAACGGGTGATAACTTCAACGCTAATGGTTCTACATATGTTGGTTGGCAGTGGCGCGCTGGCGCTGGAACCACGGCAAGCAATACGAGCGGCAGCATAACAAGCACCGTATCTGTAAACACAACTGCCGGGTTCAGCATCGTCACATATACAGGCACTGGTGCTAATGCGACGGTCGGTCACGGGCTTGGTGTCGCGCCTTCGTTTATGATTATTAAACGACGCAACCAAGCTGAAGATTGGTCTGTATATCATTCATCTCTTGGAGCAACTCAAAAAATCTTCCTTGATCTAACAAATGCTGCATCCGCAGATGCAACCATGTGGAACAACACTGCCCCAACAACATCTGTTTTCAGCGTTGGAACAAATACGGCTACTAATGCAAGCACTGGAACTTATGTTGCTTATTGTTGGGCGGCAGTCGCTGGTTTTTCTGCATTTGGCAGCTACACAGGAAATGCCTCTGCGGATGGACCATTTGTGTTTTGTGGATTTAGGCCACGGTGGGTTCTTTTCAGAGCTTCAAATCTTGGAAGTGCTGAAAACTGGTACATCTTGGACACTTCCAGAAACACTTACAACGCGGCCAACTTAGGACTATTCCCAAACCTTAACAACGCAGAAGGTGGTACGGGTGTAGTCGCAGATATTCTCAGCAATGGGTTTAAAGTGCGAGATTCTGGAACGCCCCTAAACGCTTCTGGAACAACCTACATCTACGCTGCCTTTGCAGAGAACCCGTTCAAGTATGCCTTGGCGCGGTAAGACTGAAAATGTAAAATGAACCGTTGCTTTGCAACTACGAGGGGAACATGGAAAACAAACCTGTAAGCATCACAATGACCGTAGTTCAGTGGAATGCAGTGTTGGCGGCTCTTGGTGGCCGTCCTTATGCTGAAGTCGCTGAAATTATTGAAGCCATCAAGGTACAGGCTGCACAACAGCTTATGCCTCCTCCGCCTGAAGAGCCAAAGACAGAGGACTAAAATGGACACGCAGACCCTCATAAACACTGCTATCGGCATCATCTTAGCGGGTGGCGGCTGGTTCGCCCGTGAGTTATGGGGGGCTGTGAAAGAGCTTAGGGAAGATTTGCATCGCATAGAGGTTGATCTTCCCAGCCACTACATCCGCAAAGATGAGTTCCAAGAAGGCATTAAAGAGTTGAAAGACATCTGCCGCCAGACCTTTGACAAGGTAGATAGCCTTGAGAAGAGAAAGGCAGACAAATGAGCGCCGAGACAGCCAAAATCCAAGAGACGCTTGCCGCCAGCGCCAGCAAGGGCGCGTTGGTCGAGAAGATTGTTTTCGCAGGCATCCCGATCCTGTTTTCGTGCGTCGTCTATTTGATGAACTCGCTCTCGACGGCCAACAATGAAATCATTCAACTAAAGGCCAAGATCGCTGTGGTGGTGAATGCCGACAACAAGGCTATTCCGCCCCAAGGCACGACCATCGACATGGCTCAAATCCGCGAGCATCTGAGTGAACAGATTGCCAAAGTGGACAAGGAAGCGGCGCTTTCACGCGCTGCTATGACTCTTGATCGCGAGCGTTCCATGGCTGCGGTGGACAAAAACCGCATGGAAATGGCTGCTGATGCGGCCCAAGCCCGCGCCGCTATTCGCCTTGAAATGGCTAAGGGACTTGCTGAACTTGAACGCCGTATCGCAATCATTGAACAGCGGGGGAAATAATGGACCTTCTAAAGACTTTTGGCCCTCTTTTGGGTCAGGTAGCTCCTACCATCGCAACGGCCCTCGGTGGTCCTTTGGCGGGCATGGCAGTTAAAACCTTGTCCAATGTACTTTTGGGCCATGAAAACGGCTCTGAAGACGATGTGAAGGCAGCTTTGGAAAATGCCTCCCCGGAGACATTAGCCCAGCTCAAGCAAATTGATGCTGACTTCAAGGTTCGCATGAAGGAGCTGGATATTGATCTTGAGCGCATCGCTGCTGGCGATCGAGACAGCGCCCGCAAGATGCAGACAGCCACTCAGGACTGGGTGCCGCGTATGCTGGCCCTTCTGATTACGGTTGGCTTCTTTGGTATTCTGGTATGGATGCTGATGAAGGGTATGCCCCAGACTGGCACAGAAGCACTGTTGATGATGCTCGGTGCCTTGGGAACTGCTTGGACCGGAGTGATTAACTTCTATTACGGTTCTAGCGCCGGGTCTAAGGAAAAGAACAGTCTTCTTGCCAGCAAGGATAAGTGAAATGGCGGCTGAGAACTGGGATTCCTGTTTTGAAATGGTCCTGAAACACGAAGGGGGCTTCGTAAATCATCCGAAAGACCCCGGCGGCATGACTAACCTCGGTGTCACCAAAAGGGCATGGGAGGAGTATGTCGGCCATGAAGTTGATGAGGCGACTATGCGTGGCCTCACCCCAGAGAAGGTCAAGCCGTTCTATAAATCCCGTTATTGGGATCGGATTAAGGCTGACAATCTGCCTTCTGGTGTGGACTATGCTGCTTATGATCTGGCTGTGAACAGTGGTGTTGGGAGGGCTGCAAAGTACCTCCAGTCCATCGCTGGCGTACCGTCTGATGGCATCATTGGCCCAAAGTCTTTGGAAGCCATCAAGGCTTGCCCAGCCGATGAAATGGTTGATGCCATGTGCGGTATGCGCCTTGAGTTCCTAAAGGCTTTGCCGACTTGGGACACTTTCGGAAAAGGCTGGGGGCGTCGGGTTGCTGAAGTTGAAGAGAAAGCAACTGCGATGGCAAAAGAAGCTTAAAAGTGCTAAAACAGGGAGATAGCGGAGTTCTCCTATGACGACAGGTCTGTCCTATGACGGTTCAGTGGCTGGCACAGACAGCTATGTCACCCAGATTGCCACTATGGCGGTGGTTTCTGAGACTGACCCTGCCTATCTGACGATCCTTCCGCAGATGATCACATACGCGGAAAACCGCATGTATCGTGATCTGGACTTCCTGTTCACTTCTATCGCCACGA